TCGTTGTCTATATCCCCAAAGGCCCAAAACAATGGGAAACGATTCGGTCATGACTTGCCGAGACTCGAGACGATTAGCGGGGATGCGGCGGGATCGTTCGGGCCGTTGGTTGTGGCGTGGGCTAAACGTGTTTTAGATATTGAGATGATGCCGTGGCAAGCTCACGTTTTAAATGGGCAACTTGCTTATGGTTCGGACGGTAAATTTTTGAACCGCGTTAGTTTGGTGAGCGTGGCTAGACAGGCCGGCAAGACCACGTGTTTAAAAGCGTTACTTGGTTGGTGGATCACGGATTGCGCCGAAATGTTGGGGCGTCCCCAAACGGTTTTAAGCACCGGGCATAACTTGCCGTTGGCGGTTTCATTGTTTCAAGAATTGGCGCCCGTGTTAGAAACAAATTTTGGCGCCGTAGCTAAATGGTCCTATGGACGTAACGAGCTAACGTTAAATAAATCGCGTTGGCTTGTACGCGCCGCAACACCCGCCGCCGGCCACGGTGCAAGTATTGACTTATTGCTAGCGGATGAAATTTGGGATATCTCGAGCGACGCCCTAGATATTGGTTTGTTGCCTACTCAACGTGCGCGCCCTAATCCTTTGGCGTCGTTTTGGTCCACGGCCGGTACTGAAAATTCGGCGGCGTTTTTGCGTTGGCGTTCGCAAGGTTTGCGCGCGATAGATGAAAACAAAACTAACGGTTTATATTTTGCCGAGTACTCACCGCCACCGGATCTAGACCCAATGACGTTAGACGCGTGGGCGTTCGCAAATCCAAGCTTGGGTTATATGATTGACGAAAACGTTTTATTTAACGAGGCCGCTAGCCCGAACCGCGCGGGGTTCCTACGCTCGAGCGTAAATTTATGGATTCAAACGGATCTAGGTTGGCTAAATCCGGGCGTATGGCAAAACCTCGCAACGGATGTTAAACCGATACCGGGCGGCGTGTTGGCTTGCGAAACAAGTTTAGACAATGGGCGCTATTTTGGTTTGCGCGCCGCACAAAACCCGGACGGAAAAATTATTGCCACGGTTTCGTTTGTATGCGATACACAAACCGAACTATGGGCCCACGTTAAACGTGAGGCCGCCGCGTCGCCATTATTGCAGCTAGCGCTATCACCAACGCTAGACGTAAATTGTCCACCCGAGCTAGTACGCCGGCGCGTTGTGGTTGGGTTCGCGGAAATAGCGCGCTACACCCCGGTAGTGAAACTTTTGATAAACGAGGGCCGGCTATTACACACCGGCGAACAGATGTTGGCCGAACATGTTGGGCGGGCGGTAGCAGTCAAAACTCAATCGTCCGTGGCTCTTAGTTCGCAACGATCCCCGGGCGAGATATGTTTGGCTAGGTGTTTAGTGTGGGCGGTTGCCATGGTTTCAAAACCCGCGCACCATGTAACGCGCCCAATGATTGCCACTAGTTCGCAACGGTTCGTAGCGTAGTCTTTAGCTATGGGAATATTTAATAAACTTAATACCGCAGAACCGGTAACACGAGCCGCCGTAGCCGCGGCCGGACAGTATCGAGCTAGCGAAAACCTTATAGGTAATTTCATTTCGTACCAACAATCCGCGGATCGTTTGCGCGCTATCAAGGTTCCTACTATTTCGCGTTCACGCGATTTAATTTGTTCTATGGTGGCGTGTTTAACAATGTCGCAATATACGCAACAATGGAACGGCGACGAACTAGAGGAAATCGCTATCCCGCCGGATGTTTGGTTTAACCGTCCGGACCCGAACAGTACCCGCAACTTTATACTAAGTTGGACCACGGACGATTTATTATTTTTTGGGCGGGCGTTTTGGATAATTACCGAACGTTTCGGAAATGGATTTCCTAAGGCGTTCCAATGGATGCCGGCCGCGAACGTGCAAACTTTAGATATGGCCGGGCCGATTTGGTGGGGACCTAGTAAACAAATTACTTGGCAAGGTATGCCGGTAGACCCTCGAGACGTTGTGCAATTCATTAGCCCTATTCAAAGTTTGTTATCTATGGGCGATTCCGCAATTTTGACGGCGCTACGTTTAAACCGTTCGGCGGAACGTTTCGCGGTAAATGAAATTCCTAGCGGTTGGCTTAAACAAACCGGCGGGGAACCAATGGACCCAACGGCGCTAGCGGATCTTGCGGCGGGTTGGGCAGAGGCCCGGCAATCTAATAGCATCGCCGCGTTAAATGAGTATGTAGATTGGCACGAGTCATCTATAGATCCGAGCAAACTACAGCTAACAGAGGCGCGAACATTTCAAAGCCTTGAACTTGCGCGCGTTGCCAATATCCCTAGTTATTTAGTTGGCGCGCCAACGGGCGGTGGAATGACTTACGCAAACGCACAACAAGCAAGGCAAGACCTTTATTTATTCGGCGCTAAACCGTTCATAGATTGCATCGAACAAACTTTGAGTATGGATAATGTATTACCGCGAGGCCGATTTCTTAAATTAGATGTAACCGCATATCTTGAGGAAAACGTCATGGGAACCGAGGCGGCTAGGCCCGTCGCGCCTACTGCCTCGGAACCCGCCTCAATGACTATTAAAGATTGACGCTAAAACCTCTTAGGGTTGCGCTACTATTCTGTTAATGATCGTTTTAGTACCACAACGAATAAGTATTGACGCGGCGGCCTCGGGCGTACCCTCACGCACAATAACGGGGCTCGCCGCGCCATACAACAAAACGGCATACGTTCAAGGCGGCCAAGCCGTCAAATTTTTACCGGGTTCAATCCCTATAGACGGACCGGCACCGAAACTAATACAAAACCACAACATGGCGGACGCAATCGGTTTAGTTACTGAACGCGTAGATAGCCCGGACGGTTTATTATTTACCGCAAAAATTAGTTCTACTCGAAACGGAAACGACGCGTTACAACTCGCGTTAGACGGCGTTTATGATTCGGTGAGTGTTGGTATTGAACCAATAGATTTTTATTACGACGACGAAAACACAATGGTAATAAAATCAAGTCAATTTATAGAACTATCTTTAGTTCCCATTGGCGCGTTCGCGGATGCGAAAATTACTAAAGTAGCGGCCGAAAAACCTAACGAAATTAAACCCCAAGAAAAGGAAATAAACAAAATGGAAACAGTAAACGCAACAGCCGAACTAAAAGAAACACCGGCAACAGTAGAAACAAAGTTTTATGCGCAAGCCGCGAAACCGATAGGCCCAATGCCAACGGCCGGCCAATACATCGCCGCCGCTATCAAAGGCGGATCCGCGTTTCACGAAATGCGCCGAGCAATTCAAGCCGCCGCACCAAGTGCCCCGTATATTGATACCGAATCAAATCCGGGCACGTTGCCGGAAATAATCGTACAAAACGTTTACAACAATTTCGTAGGCATGAGGCCTGTAGTGGATGCGATTGGCGTTCGAGCCATGCCAAGCGGCGGCCAATTCTTTGTTAGACCGTCCGTATCGGTAAACGTTTCAATGGACGAGCAAAGCGCACAAAATGCGGCGCTCGAGGCCGGCACGCTTCAAATTGCCCGGAACCTTGTAGAAAAGAAAAGTTACGGCGGATATGTAACAATTTCCGAACAAGATCTTGATTGGACCACACCCGAAATCTTAAACGTAATCTTGGATGACATGGGTCGAATTTATGCCAACACAACGGACACGGTAGCCGCGCTTGCATTAGCCGCGGGTTCAACTGTTACGGAATCGTTTGGTGATCCAACAGTAGCGGCCGATTGGACTACATTTATCGGACTAGCCGCAACAACAATTCTCACCGGTTCAAACGGAAACTTACCTACTCATTTATTTGTTTCGCCCGACCAATGGCAAAATTTAATTTCTTTGAGCGATCTACAGGGTAGGCCATTATTTCCGCAAATTGGACCTATGAACGCGTTCGGTAACGTAACACCGGTAAATTCTGCCGGCGTAGCGTTCGGTCTTAACGTAGTCGTGGATCGTAATTTCGCGTCCGATACCGTAATCGTTGGCGCCGCCGGACAAAGCAACGGCAACCCAACGGGCGGCGGTTTTGAAATCATGGAATTGCAAAAGGGCGCAATTTCTATAGATGTGCCTAGCACCTTGTCTAGAACGGTGGCATTTCGAGGTTATTTCTCGACGCTAATGATTGACGATACTAAGTTCGTTAAAGCTACAGGCTTGTAGAACTAGGGCGGCGTAACCGCCAATGGCTACATATACCGTTACATTTAAACAAGTTGTAAATAATATTTGCACGCTTGAAACGTTAACCGCGAACGAAATAGTAGTAGGGCAAACCGTAACGATTTCTAATATGGGTAGCCCGTTTAACGGGTCCTACGTTGTTACGGCTACACCTACTAGCTATTTTATTACCAAGGATGAAATAGGCGATTACATATATAACCCGTCTATTATTATCCAAAATCAAATTCAATTCGCGTTAACTACCGCGGACGTTGCCCGCATTTCAACTAGCGGAACTATTACCTACGCGGTAGCTACCTCTTGTACTTGGATAACTCTTGCCGACTTAGAGGATTGGCTAGGGTTCGTATTTGTGGATCCCTCGAGCGATAGGGATTTGGGTTTAATTGCCGTTGCGTCCGCTAACACGTTTGGATATCGCCGCCGAGCATCCGCCGGATATTTTGATTCTTTAACGGTGCTACCGGACCAAGCTTGTAAAATGGCGTTAATGATGATGTCCGGGGCCTTGTATCGAGAGCGCGGATCCATAGATCAGTACGCGAGTTTTGATCCGTTGGCTACCGGCGCGGTTACGGGTGGCAGTATGGGCCAAATTTTACGCCTATTGGGTTGTAATCGTCCCGCGGTGGCATAATGCCGGCTGCAGACATTTTTAACGACGCGTTTAACCAACTCGTAACCAAACTACAAACCATTCCGAATATAACCGTGGTAAACGATCCTCGAAATATAAACCCGCCTTGCGTTTTCGTGGACGCCCCGAGTATTGAAATGGAAACCAACGTAGTAGCCAAAATGAATTTTAACGTCCGCGTCATTGGTTCGGGTCCCGGCGATCTTAAAACGTTGCAAACTTTGTTAACCCTTGCCGATAAGGTCCGGCAACTACAAATAGGGCTATCTACTTTAAACCCGTCTATAACAACTATCGGCGCGCTCGATTATGCTAGTTATGAGCTAACTATTTCCACTAAGATAGCCCCGTGAACTACGTCGTAACATCCCACCGCCTTAAATGGACATTGGGCGCCGAGCTATCCGCCGAGGATTTAAAATACACCGATATAGAATTTTTATTAAAATCCGGCCACATAGCCGAACTATCCCCAAAACGATCTAGTAAAAAAGATAAGTTAGAAACTAACGAAACCGAAAACGAGGATTAAAACAAATGGCAACAGCAACATATTTAGCCGGCACCCAATTTAAAGTTGGCGTTAACGAGGCGGGTTCCGTAGATCTTACGGACCAAGTTAAAAGCATTACCCTAACTAGGGCTTACGATTCCTTGGACGCTACAAGTATGGGCGACAGCGCTCACCGCGACGTTGCCGGGCTCGAATCCAACCAATGCGTAGTTACTCTTTTAATGAGTTACGCCGCAAGCGAAACATACGCAACGATTAGCGGTTTGGTGGGAACTCAATGTTGGGTAGAGGCAACACCGGCCGCCGGCGCAAACACGGCAACTAATCCGGGGTTCCAATTAGACGGAACATTTTTAGCGTCGTTCGACGTTGTAAATTCAACTGTTGCCGAATTATCCGAGGTTCAATTAACATTTACAAACGGAAACTATACGGCCGTAACGTCATAACAAGAAAAGAGCGACGGTGAAAATAACGATAAAAATAACACACGACGATTACAAAGAACCATTAGAGGTAACTACTCGATTATCGGGGATAGTTGAGTGGGAACGAAAATTCGCTAAACGCGCCGGGGATCTCGCTAGCGGTTTCTCTATGCAAGATTTAGCGTTTTTAGGTTGGGTTTCAATAAAGAAAACTAAACCAACGTTCGATAAATGGTTAGAGGGTTTGGACGATCTAGAGGTACTAGATACGAGCCCAAGCCACCCCACGGACGGGGCGCCTACAGACGGCAGTTAGCCGAACTGCTAGTAGCTATCAGTTGGTGGCCCCCGGAAATAGAATTTGATACAAACGATTTAGCGACGGTTTTACTTGTTTTAGAAAAGCGGGCGCGTAGATGATCGGTTTAGAACCTATAAAAGTGTTTGGGTTAAAAGAGGCGCTAAAAGAAATTAACAGCGTAAACCCAAAACTACGCCGCGAAATAACAACCACATATAAACAGATTATGGCCGCAACGGTTAAAGACGTTCAAAGTAAAATTCCCGTTAATCCGCCTATGTCCGGGTTTTCTCGAGCGTGGAAAAAAAACGGGGTGAACCTATTGCCGTGGGACGGTTCAATAGCTCGCAACATGGTAAAAGTTAAAATAGATACCCGGCGGGCGCGTAACCGAAATATCCAATACGGGACGGTTTACGAAACGTTAGCAGTATTTAAAATAAGTTGGGTTGGCACTATAAACACGATCATAGATTTAGCCGGCAAACAAGATAGCCCAACCAATTTAGCCGGGGCAAACATGATAAAAGTTTTGAACGAACGTTACGGTAAATCTATGCGGTTTCTTTGGCCGGCCGTTGAACGTAACCGCGGGCAAATAGATAGCGAAATGGAAATTTTAGTAAAACGCGTTATGGATGAGGTTAATAAAAACCTTGTATCAAATGTTCCGTCTTATGGTTTAAGATAACGCTATGGCGATTACCGTTCCGATTATTGCAACCTTTAACGAGGCGGGCGTACAAAAGGCCATTAAACAATTTGAGAGCTTAACCACAACCACGGATAAAGCCGGGTTCATTATGGGTAAAGCATTTTTACCGGCCGTGGCCGCGTTGGGTGCAATTACTGCCGCCGCGGGGTTTGCCGTTAAAGCCGCTATAGAGGATGAGGCCGCGCAAGCATCGCTAGCTAACACGTTACGAAACACAACGCAAGCAACGGATGAACAAATAGCCGCCACGGAAACAATGATAAGTAAATTACAAATGGCTACCGGCGTGGCGGATGAGGATTTAAGGCCGGCCTACGCGTCGTTAACTCGAGGTACTAAAAACGTGGACGAGGCCAATAAAGCATTAGCTCTCACGTTAGATATTGCGGCCGGCGCAAACGTTAGCGTACAGCAAACCGCGGACGCGCTCGCTATGGCATACGGCGGAAATATGCGGGCATTGGCGGCACTATCCCCGGAATTAAAAGTAATGATTAAAGAGGGCGCAAGCCTTGATCAAGTTATGGCGACGTTATCGCGCACGTTTGCCGGCTCGGCCGCTACGGCTGCCGGTACCGCGCAAGGACAATTTAAACGCCTCAACGTTGCGTTGGATGAGGCTAAAGAATCTATCGGTAAAGCATTGTTACCCGCCGTTTTAGCGGTTCTACCGTATTTAGTGAGTTTCGGTGATTGGGCCGCTAGGAATACACCAATAGTTATAGGAATTGCCGGCGCTATTCTTGGTATCGCTACCGCAATTATTGCCGTTAATACCGCGTTGGCGCTCTACAAAGTAGCGGGCGCTATAGCGGTGATCGTCAACTATGCGTTAGCCACGTCGTTTACTGCCGCCAATGTTGCTATGACAATGGGCGTCGCCGCCGTAACTATTGCCGCCGGATTGGTAGCGGCCACGATTGCAATGAACAAATTTAAAAACGAAAATAACGCAACCACGACCGCCGTAGCCGGAACTACTGCCGGGCTATACGCCAATAGTCAAGGCATTCGAGACGTAGACAACGCCCTAAAATCTGAGGGCCGCGCCCGTTTAGCGTCCGCCGGGTGGCTTGAAACTTGGAATACCACAGCCGATAAAACCGTAACCGGTACCGGCAAGTTAGACACCGTAACTAAGAAACTTAAGGTAACTACTGAGGATACAAACAAAGCCGTAGCGGATCTAGCTAAAACACTTACTAACGAAATGAATATGGCATTAGATGACGCCAACGCAAAACTAGTAACCGCGCAACAAACGTTTAACGATTTTTCTAACTCAGTAGCCGGCGCTATAACTCAAGGGATAGATTTCAAAGCCGCGTGGGAAGTGGGCGCTACGTCCGGGGAATTAACGTTCGGTACCGCGCTCGAGGAACAAGCAGAAAAGGCTAAAGATTTTGCGGATACGGTAAAAAAACTTATAGCCGCCGGATTATCCGAACCCGCGTTACAACAAGTTTTAAAGGCCGGCGTGGATGCCGGAACGTTAATTGGTAAAGAGCTATTAAGTAGTACCGATAAAATACTTAAAGCTAATGAGATTGTTAAAACGTTAAACGAGATAGCCGCGCTAGTTGGCACGAGCGCCGCGGCCGCGTTTTATCAATCGGGTGTTACTGACGCTAAAGCCTATTTACAGGGCGTAGCGGACGCTATGGCAAGCGCTACGAACGCGTTAGGCGGCGCTAGCACTATTGCGGACGTTAAAGGCATTGGGGCGACGTTTGCGGACACGGTAAGCAATATAGGCGCGGTGCCTACATCCATTACAAACCCTATTTCCGTACCGGCAGATATTAGAGGCGGTACCGGTAACGGTGGCAACACAAATAACATAACCATAAACACCGTTACAGCGCCCGCCGGATTAGGCCAAACAATCGTAGACGCACTAAGACAGTACGAGCAATCCAACGGCGTAGTGGATATTAATTTCTATGGCGGGTTTGGATCTCTTGGCTAATGGGTTCCGAAATTATACAAAGCGGGGAATATCTATTAGAACTAGATACCGGGTTTGACGCGTTTAGTTTTCGTTTAGATGACCCGTTGCGCGGCCAACTAGATAACACCGAATTTACATTAGGGCCAAGCACCCAATACGCGGACATTACGCCCTACACCCAAAACATAAACATTAGGCGCGGACGCCGTAGACCATTAGACCAATTCGCCGCCGGAACTATGACGTTTACGTTAGATGACCAAATAGCTGGCGGAATTCTCTCACCATACGATCAATCAAGCCCGTACTATGACCCGCTAAACGAACAAGCCGGCCTAGCACCAATGCGCGCCGTAAGGTTATCTCGAGAGGGCGAATTCTTATTCGTTGGGGTAGTTGTAAATTACGATTACCAATTCAATTTAGCCCAAGATAACAAAGTAACCGTTACTTGTGTAGATGCGTTTTATCTTTTAGCACAAACGGTTTTACCCGCAACCGTAGTAGCCGAGGAATTATCTAGCGCGCGGTTTACAAGTATTTTAGATTTACCCGAGGTAAATTATCCGGCACTAACCCGCAATATAACTACCGGAACGCAAACATTAGGCGCCGGCGTGGATTATGACATCCCCAACGGTTTAAATACTTTGCAATACATAGGCGGAATACAATCCGCGGAACGTGGCCGAATTTTTATAGATCGAGAGGGCTATCTAACGTTTCAACCGCGCATAGGTGTAACGACTAGCGGACCGGTTATAAGTTTCGCGGATGATGACCCGTTACTAGCTAAATATCAAAATCTGCAAACCGTATTTGATTCGTCCAACGTCGTAAATTATGCGGCCGTACAACTTGCCGGCGGGGCCGCGCCCGAGGTAGCCGAGGATTTAGCTAGCCAAGCTACCTACTTTATTCAATCCGAAAACATTAACGACAGTCTGCTATCCACAACCGGCGCGGCGCTCGAGCTTGCTAACTATCTTTTAGACGGATCCCCGGCGCCAAGGTTCACGGCGCTTACTACCAATTTTGCGCTATTAACAGATCCTCAACGGGATTTAGCGGCGACGGTAGATATTGGGCAAACGATCCAAGTACAAAAAACGTTAATAGGTACCCCGTCTAGTCTTACCGAGGAACTATCGGTAGAGGGAATAGAACACAATATAACCGTATTCAACGGGCACACAATCACATACTTTACGGCACCAACGGATCTAGCGTATTTGTTAATTTTGGACGATCCCGAATTTGGCCGCATGGATAGTAACAACGTCTTACAATGATTTTCTACTAGGATCTAATCAAATATGGCAAACACCCAAACAACCGTTCCAAAATTTACTACCCTTGAAGTTTTATCTAGCGCGGATCAAAACATAACCGCCGGCACCGGATGCCCGGTTTTCGCTAACGCCACGACGCGTAATGCCGCGTTTGGTGGCGCCAACAAAGTTTTAGCCGAAGGCCAAATCTGTTACCTTGAGTCGACGAACGTCGTTCAACTATACGACGGCGCCGCATGGCAAACCGTAGGCCCGGCGCCCGCCGTGTCTAGCGGTTTAGTTTTAATTAGTACGGGTTCGGCTAGCGCGGGCGCTACTTTGGCGTTTACTAATGTTTTTAATTCTACTTATGATACTTATAAAATTATTTTTAGAAAATATGCGGTCAGTTTAAATAATAGTGAAATGTATTTCCAACTTGGCACAAGCGGTACAGCGTACGCCGGCGCCGATTATTTTTATAACGGTTTAACCGCGCAAGCCGTCGTTACCGGTACCGATACGGTTACAAGCGCTACGGCGTGGGTTTGGGCGTCAAACGCTGGCGCGGCCAATAATTGGGCGGAATTTATTATATCTAATCCTAATAATGTCGATTATACGATGATGTTTTCAAATACTTTAGGCAATTATTCGGCGAGATTTTATAATAATTTACGGTGGCACCAATTAAGGACCACGACTCAATATACGGATTTTTTTATTACGTCAAGCAACACGCCGGGAATTTGTGAATATGCTATTTACGGATTTGCAAAGTAAGGACTATATGACTGTTCCACAAATAACCATTACAGATTGCGCTATAGGCGAAACGTTTTCTCGCGACATGAACGAAACGGAATTAGAATTACATAACGCCCAAAATGTTTTAAAAGAAAAAAACGCTAAATTAAAAATTAAAGCGGAACAAGAATTAGAAAATAAACGCCAAATAATTTTAGACCGCCTTGGAATTACCGCGGACGAACTAAAAATTATTCTGCCATGACATCAGATAAAATTAGTAAAGCTAAACGCCAAATAGGGGACCAAACAACCAAAGGCGGATTACTCGGGATAGCTTGCTATTTTCTTTGGAAAAACAATGTAGACCCCGTACTCATTTCGTTATTGATGCCGGTTATGTCTAGCTTGTTGGCGTGGGCCTCAACTAAAATAGGTGATCCCGATTTAGCTTGTCTATTTATTCCCAATAATAAAGATTGAAACCGTACACCGTAGAACTAGCCCCGGTTGTTACTAGACCGTTAGAGGGTACAGACGAATTTATTAGGCAAGTAGTTAAACGATCTAACCGCGCGCTATGGAATAACGGTTCGTTTATAAATCGTGAGAAACACGGCCACCCGGGCAGTATCTCAAATCATGCTCGAGGCCTTGCCATAGATTTTAGTTATCGCTATAACTCGAGCGCCGGCGTAGGCCGTAAAGCGGGTTTAAAATTTCTTGATTCAATGATTGCTAACGCGGACGCGTTGGGCGTTGAACTAGTTATAGATTATTTCCCCGAACCGTTCGGCCGTTCGTGGCGTTGTGATCGTGCCACATGGCGAACCGCCACTAAACCTACGTTCGTTGGGGCGCCCGGCGGCGATTGGTTCCACGTTGAAATTGCGTTAAATAAAGCCTTATACGCGCCCGCCGTTTCCCTTGCGTTTAAAGCCGTTTACGACATACCAACAAAACCCGTTTAACATCCGCTAAGGTATCTTTACCAAGCGACGGGGGGAATAATGCACGAAATTATTATCTATGAGGCCTATCGAGGCACCGAACCGAAAACTAACCGGCAAGTATTAGTTCAAATTTTTAGAAACTCGGAAACTAACGAAATCATTAGTAGCCAAATGGCATACCGAGAAAACAACTATGACACTTGGGGCGTGCCGTTCAATTTAGAGCTACATAACCCGCAAGTAAAAGAGGTTTCATAATGAACGTTTTAGCCCGCATAGCGTGGACATTACTAGCCACCGTGGCCGCCTCGGTAACGGTTTTAATACCTAAAAACCTTGAATTTACGAGCCAACCCAAGGCGAACGAACCGGGCCAATTTTCGCAACAAATGCACGATCTATATTTATATGTTGAGCCGGCACCAACGTCTACGACAACACCGCCAACGATATTTAAACACGGGGATATATCTTGGTTGCCGGCCATGGCCTATAAAGCCGGTTGGCGTCCGGAACATATAGCCCGTTTGGGGTTAATAATTTTACGCGAAAGCGGCGCCTGTCCCTACCGTTGGGGGGGCCTTGGCGTGGATGAGAATTGCAAACCAACCAAACAATACGAAACTAGCCATTTGTCAGATAGCGGCCTCGGTCAAATTAACGCGGTTTGGTATTCTCTCGAGCGTAACCCAACGGCGCCACTATGTTTAAAGCTAAAAATCTGTAGCCAAGAACCCTTATTAGATGCGTTTACTAACTTGGTGGCTATGAAATTTCTTTACGACTACTCGGGTGGTTGGGGGCCTTGGGATATATGCCATAGAAATAAATCATGCGAATAAAACCAACTATAAATAATTTGTGTTGGTTTATTTTTTGTTACTTGCTTATGATAAGAATAGGGTGTTTAATAATTTTAGATTAAATCCAAACTGAGAGGAAAACTATGGAATACGAATTCGATAACGACCACGAAATACAAATGGTCAAAATTTTACAAACCGCAATAGATGACATAACAAACCCGGAACAAGGTTTACTACGCCGGCTCAAAGATCACGCCGCGGATGCCGAATTTGATAACGGCGATTTAGTCCGAGATTTATTAGGCGCCGTAGGTGAAATAACTTATCTACGAAACCGTATAAGCGATTTAGTCGCCCAATGCGCGCGCTACGAACAGACGGTACGAAATGTTAAATAAACGCGAACGAACCAATTTCGTAGCCGGCCTTTATGGCTCAATCATTTCGGCTAATCACAAATGGACCGATAGAGAGAAAATAGATGTAGACCTAGCGATTAAACGGGCCGCGCATTTAATGCCCGAATTTACAACGGATGACGTTTGGCGGATCCTAGGCCCACTATTTCCGGTATCTAAAGGTATGGCGTCGCGGTTAAATTTTGCCGTAAATCGCGGGATTATCACAAATACCGGACGAATTAGCTACGCGGACCGTGGCGGGGATCACGACCACGCCCAACGGCTAACAATATGGGCGGCCGTATGAACGAATTTAACGAGCTAAAAACCATTAACCAATTCTTGGTAGACGAACTAATTTTGGCGCGACAAACAAACGAGCAGATGCACGAGGTAAACCGCCGGCTAGAAAGTTTGTTAGTTAAAGCAATCCAAGATCTAAAACAATGCCAATTCTATTTAGACGAAATGAAACAGCAAGTAGGCGAGTTGGCTACGGTTGCGTTAGCGAGGGTTAAAAAATTATGAACGGTTTTAACCTTGGCGATTATGTAGACGTTAAAGAGCGCGTTAAATTACTGTTTGAGAAATGGCCCAATGCTCGAATACAAGAGGCGCTACCGGTCATTAGACAATTTGACGGCCGCGAGTGGATAGAAATTACGGTAACAATTCATTTAGGCGACGATACGCCCCCGGTAATTGCGAGCGCTTGGGAACCACGCGGAACGACACCCTACACAAAAGACAGCGAACAAATGAACTGCGGAACCTCGGCCGTTGGCCGGGCGTGCGGCTACTTAAATTTGGGCATTTCTAAAAGTTTGGCAAGCCGCCACGAAGTAGAGCTAAGACGCGCCAACCATGACGGACCGGCACCAACGCGAGGCGCTAAACCGTCTCACGATGTAGAACAGCCGTTTAGCGACACGATCACGGACGCCCAATTAGGTTTGATGAACAAATTAGCGAGAGATAAAAACCTTAAAGGCGACGGCCTTAACGCCTATTATCAAAGCGTGATAGGGCGGCCGATACAAACGGTAGGCGATTTAACTAAGGCGGATGCGTCCAAGATTATAAATAGTTTTAGGGGGATTGTAGAGGATTAGCTATTTGTGGTTCGGTCCAATACTCTCGCGGTTTGTAAAGTAATCCGCGGGCTTTTGGGGATGTTGGTTTGCTCAGGGCCAACACCGATTAAATACGGGGTGGGATACCTCGAGCCACTACACATTTAACGACAACGATTAAAGCACGAGACCTAAGCCGGGTTACGCCGGCGGTTGGTATAAAACGCGGTAACGCGGGTAGTACGCGCATTAAGCAATTAGGCGCGTGGTAAATGAAATGGTTAGAGGGTGCCCGGTGATTCGGCAACGGGCGGGGGGCTTAGCAAACTAGGCTCTACACACAACACACGACACCATGAACACCAAAACAAACCAAGCGACACCAACCCGGGCAACCACGCCCACCAACCACGAACCGCAAGCAAGCGCGACAGCGCGCGCTAGCTAAAAACAATGCCACGCAAACGCGCACCCGAATACAGAACTAAAGAATACGCACTAGCTCGCCGCGAACTATTACGAGATAACCCCGTATGCCATTGGTGCCGAATAGCCCCCGGCGTAGAGGCAGACCACATAATAGAACTAGATCGAGGCGGACACCCGTCCGATATGGATAACTTAGTGCCGGCCTGTAAACAATGCAACGCCACCCGAGGCGCTCGATACAAAGCCGCCAAAAATAAAAACCAACGCAACACAAAACAAAAAATAAAAAACACACCAAAAAATAAAACACAAACAAAAAAAAATCAAACGAACGAAAAAGAGCGAACCCTTTTTGGACAGACCCAACCCTTAAC